TGAACTGTGTTAATAAGTAAACTCTTTACCTTTTGTTCTTTCATTAGTTCATATATTTTTATACATGCTAATGGTACAATGTCAGCAGTTGCAAAACCTTGTACAGGATAATTTTTTATTTGTGTACTATATGTTGAACCACCCCAAGATGTTCTCTCAGCATATGGAAAAGCATACTCTCTACCCGTAGGTAATTTAATTTTTTTACATCTTATAGCCTCACTCTGTAGTCTGTCATGCCATTCTTTTATATCCCTATATTTTTCTAAAAATTTAGTGTAATATTTTTTTTCATTTTCTGTACCAGACATACCACCATATAAAGGTTTAAAGGTATGCGCCTTTGCATCTTGCCTAGATACTCCTATAATATCCGCAGTATATTGGTGCACATCAATATTATTTTTTATATCTTCAATACCTTGTTTATCTTGTGCAAGATATACAGCAACTCTAAATTCTAATTGTGCAAAATCTACCTCTAATATTTTACCATTTTCAAATCTAGAGTTTACAACTTTACGGATGGGAAATGTTCTACCTCTTGGCTGGTTTTGAAAATTGGGATCTCTACTAGATAATCTACCCGTAGCTGTTACAGCTTGCATAAATTTAGGATGTAAAAAACCTTTTTCATTTGTAAAATTTTTTAACCCTTCTACAAATGTATTCAAATATGTACCAATAGCATTATACCTTATAACTGAATCTATAAATTCTTTGAATTCACCTTCAGCCTCACTTGCTATTTTGCGTAAAGTAAGTTTATCTGTTCTAAAACCAAATTCTGCTGCATCATAAACACTTCTAGGTCTTTGCCTAAACCCTGCAACCTTTGCCATTGGTGCGTATATAAAACCACCACCATCACAATCTGCACACTTAGTATAATTTTTATAAGGACTACCATCTTTTTTTATTTTTTGAATTACACCTTTACCTTTACAAGATATACATTGTTCAGCTATAGTTTTATGTATAGCTTCAGTATTATCTGCTATTAAATTTCTAAATTGTAACCTAGAATATTGTGGTCTTTTTTTATTTTTTCTAGTGCTCTTGTCTATACCAATATTAAATATCCTAACCCACTGTTTTTTATCTTTTGGTTTTATAGAATATATTAACCATGATAATTGTTCTGGACTTGATAAATTTATTTTGGTATCACCCATTTGTGTATACACAATTTTATGTATTTTTTGTGCTAAATACCCAAACTCTGCTTTATATTCTTTTTCAACTTTAGTAAGTTCTTCTAAATTTATTTTAATTCCATTTCTTTCCATATCAGATAATACAATTAAAAATTCATTCATCATTTTAGCAGTAGTTAAAAGACTCTTGTGATTTGGTGATTTAAAATCTGCCATTTGGGCATCAAATAATTTTCTAGTTATTGCTACATCTACTCTACCATATTCTTCTACAATATCCACAGGTATATTGTCAAAAGATACTCCCCTATCCATCCATTCTTTTATAGCATCATCCTTTGATCCTATATCCCTATCACGACAGCACATATCCAATGTTAAACTTTTTCTAACACCTCTATTCAGTATATACTCTCCTAACATAGTGTCATAAACCCTACCACTATAGGTAAATCCAGATTCTAACAACCACATTAAATCAAATTTTATATTATGTCCTACAAGTAAAGTTGTTTTATCTAATGTGTTTTGTATTTTGTGATAGCAACCTTCATCAACTCTTTCACTATGATTTGTAAAATAGTATTCATCATTTATACCCACACTAACTAATATATTATTAGGATGAAATGGTGACGGGTCATACCCACCTGCTTCTGTTTTTTGCCAAGATGTTTCTACATCTACTGTTGTTATCATATTTTATATTCCCATCTTATTTTTTTAACTGCAGATTGGACTGCCTTTCTTTTTCTTGTTGGAGATGACCACTCTCCACCAACAGACTCTATAACATCTGTCCAATTATCAGCTTTATATATAGTTCCTAAATGAACTTCAGTATCTTGATAAGATATTAAAGTTTTTATATTTGGAAATTTATCTTTTATTAAATTTCTCATTTTAGCCAAAACAAAAGTAGCTGTATTTTTGGGGCAGACATTACATAATGCCAGTCTTCTTAATTCTAAATGGGTATTTCTATCTATTTTTCTAGCTATAGGAGATGACCATATTGCCACACCCACCACAGCTTCATTATATTTAAAAACATAACATACATAATGAGTATTTCTAACTACATTAGACCAATGTATCTTTGGAAGTCGGCTGTGCCATAACTCATTTAACATACAGGCTATTTGTGCTCTAGTTTCATTAACAGTAATTTCTTTTATATTATCTATCATACTTCGTACCTACTTATTTCCCTTCTAATGGTACACACAGGTTCTCCATGATAACCATTTATTTTATTTTTACTTACACATAATGTTCTTATTGTATTCTCTGTATCAATATTAGAATTTCTACCTATGCCAATAATCAAATCAGCTTCAGCAGCTTTACCTGTTTTAGAGTTTTCCATTTGGTTAAATGAAATACTATTTCTATTGTGTGCTTCAGCAGATGCCTGTGATATTGCAATAATAGCACACTCTCTTCTTTTGGCTATCTCCCTAACACTTGTGTATACTTGTCTTAACTTTTCATCTGTTCTTGCGTAAGTACCAGTTATATTTATTTTATCTAGCTGATCTATAACTATAATATCTGGTTTATGTTTCTCACAATGTGCATCTATATCTTCTATAGACCAATCAACTGTATCAAACATACTTATATTATCTTTTATTTCACCCCAAATTTCTTGTGTTACTTCTTTATCTTGTACTATTTCATCCCTAGTCATACCCGTATAGCAAGATATTGCTCTCATTTGTGTACGAATAGCAGGTTCTTCATTTATAAATGCATGAACCTTTGCACCTTGTGCAGCAAATCCGTTTGGTCCTGTACATAGACTAACCCAAAATGCAGTTTTACCTGTCTCTGGTCTAGCAAATGCTATCATTAAATTACCATCACCAATACCGCCTACATTTTCTTTTAACACAGGTATATTAAACTTCCATTTAGTTGTAATGTCTAACAAATTTATAACCTCAGTAATGTTATTTGTAACTGCAGGAATTTTATCATCATCAATGCCTGATTTATGCCTGTCTATCATGCTAGATATTTCACTAAAATTTGCTTCTTTACCATTAAATATTTCCGTAGCTTCAACTGCTATTCTTTGTGCCAAATCTCTATCATATAATATACGCATTATATCTTTTGCTATTTCTTTATTTGGCTCTTCAACTTCTTTTATATCAATTAGTAACTCATTAAATTTTTCTTTGGCAGCACGAGTTAAAGCAGGATTAAATACACCAGTATGCAAAGTATATAACTCATCAATTTTTAAATTATCTTTGTATCTTGTATGTGCTTTTTGTATTGTATCATACAATGAACTTATATCTCCAGAAAATATTGTTGGGGAGATTGTGCTCTTGTATTGTGTATAAAAATTTTTATTAAGCATAAGCCTAATCATTTGTTTTTCAATCATCTCCAGCCACCTTGATTTATTCTATTATTTTCTACTTGTTTAGCTAATATTTTATTATCTTCCTTAACTTCTTTAAGTTCTTTTTTTAATTCAGCAATTTCATTTTCATATTTAGTAACTTTTGCTATCATTAATTTATCTGCTTCTTTTTTTACTTCTTCTATTTCTAATATGTGCTGGATATACCCAATCATTTTACACTCTTACTATTTTGCCAAATATTATTATTAAATACTCTAATTAATCTTGAGACTTCGACTGTATATTCTTTACCAAATCTATTTGTAAACATAATCTTACAGTCTTCACAAGGTAATTTATTCCCTCTCCAAAGTAATACTACATTATCTTTTTTCATTTTCTCTCCCATTAAACATCTCCTTTATTTCTTCTGTATTAAAATATTTTAAATCATCTTCAATTGGTTTAACTATTACATTTTCAAAACCAGATGATCTTAAATCTTTTGCCATATCATATGCTTTTACTGTTGCATCTCTATCTAAGCAGACATATAAATTTTTATATGGTTTCAAATGTGCCTTCTGTTCTTCTTTTAATTTTGTACCCATGATGGCTATACCAGTAAGTACATTAGAAACAGCACAAGCTGATGGGCAATCTTCTACAATAACTGCGTCATCACATTCACCACATTTAAAAGGTATATCTTTATTACCATACATAAACCATTTTGGAAAATCATTTTTATTTAATGCTCTACCTACTGCACCAACTATTTTATTTAAATATCTATTTTTAACTATAAATACAACTCTACTTTGTTTTACATCATACTTAAAATCTGCTCTGCCCCAAGACCAAGACTCCCAACAATTATTGTTTGATAACCAACGCATTGCTTTTTCATTTGAATATATTGATTGAAAACTATCAGGAACTTTAAACTCTTCGTGTATCTGTGTGTCCTTCATGTTGCTTTTAAATACTTTTTCTACATATCGAATATCTTTTTCACCATTCTTTTTTCCTTTTGCTGTACAAGATGTATGAAAGCAATACCAACTTAAATTATTTTCTGTAGTGTCTACTAATAATGTATTTATGTTATTACAAAATGGGCAATCCATTCTGAGAGTTGTGTCAGATGGAATAGATAATCCTTGTACTACTTCTAATTGTTGTTTATATTTCAAACCCATTGCCCTAATACTAATTTCTTTTCTTTTTCTTTTTGCACTTCTTCGTAAGTTAATTTATATCTGTACCTACCCCTAAAGTCTGTTGGTTGGGAAAACTTATCTGGTTCCAGTTTAAGTAGTCCTTCATCAAGAAGAACTGCTACTCTATCTTCAACAATATCAAGAGTAGGTTCTCCATTAAATAAAATTTCTGCTGTCCCACTCATTCCCATTGCCACTAATCTAATTTTAAATTTTTTCATTGTTACTTCTATACCATACTTTCTTCTTTATGTCAAATGTTTTTCGTTCTTTTGTTTGTCTAACGGATTCTTTATAAGAATCTTCTAATTCTTTTTTTTCTTTCTCTGCCTCTTCAAGAAAATCTTTTCTTATTTTTTTTTTCACACTATCCCCTTATAAAGTATTTACCTTTGATAACATAAGGCTTTGTTTTATATGTTCTATCAATTTCAATTTGCCTTAACTCTAATTTCTTTTTAATTAACCTACATATAATTCCAGAACTTACGTCTGGAAATTTCTCCCTTAATGCTTTAATTAAATTTTTCTTTTTATATTTACCACTATCAATTAATTTAAATATCTCATCTGTTATCTTTGATCTAGGATTAATCTTTAATTTAAGTCTTCCATGTTTTTTTAGAAATCTATAAAACCATTCATCACTTTGATATGGCATATCCCCTGTTGGTGGATTGAAAGCAGTTAAGTCTTCATTTAAATAATAGTATGGTACTAATTCACCGTTGAATTGTACATTATCATT